ATGACCCCAAAGGAACCAAGAAAAGTGGAAGCAAGGAACATGAACACGGATGAATTCCTGTTGATCAGCATGATCATCGGGTGCTTGATGTTCTTCGTGATGGTGGCCGGGGTGATCGGGGCAATCGACCTGGTCCGGACCGTGATCATCAAAATCTTGGGAGGCTGAGCGATGGGCAACGTGAGCGGGATCCGGTTCGAGCCACTGTATTTTCGGCTCAGGCCACGCGGGAAGAAAATGTATTTTGCCGGGCTGCGTAGACTGAAGGTGACCCGGTATTCGCACACACGCGGGTTCAAGACAGCCTCGGCGGCGCTGGAGTATGCCAGGCGCTGGGCGAAGAAGGCAGACCGGCTAATCAATGTTTCCGTGGGCAAGGAGGCGGCATGACATACACGTACCAATTGCTGGATGCCAATACACCCGGCAGTTTGAGTGAAGTGGTCAACGATGCGTTGGCCAAGGGCTGGGAGCTGTGGGGCAGTCCGTTCTGGGGGCATAGTTATTGTCAGGCGGTGGTGAAGTGGGAAGAGAAGATCCACGACACGATTGAAGAGATGACAAGTGGCGATGTAATTCAGTTCGAGAGAGGCCCAGGTGGTTACGATCCCGAAACCAGCCATTTTCAATTCGGATGCCGATATGAGTGACATCTTCCAGTCGACGGAAGTGTGGTGCATTGTGCTGCCGGGACTGGGGCGCGTGTTCCTGCAGGAGCATAACCAGCAGCCCGGGCGGATAGTGATCTGCCGGAAATGCCAGGGAGCGATCGAGCCGGGTACGGGTTGCCGGTTCGTGCAGGAACGGAACCTTGGGCGGATGCAACCCGTGACAAAGGGGAACGGGTATCTGTGCCGGACGTGCATCAAGCACGGGCTGCAGGAAACGGCCCGGTGGCAATTCAACGACACGGAAGCCAGTTTGTTCAAGGCAAACGGGTACACGCTCAAGCCGATCGAGGGACAGCGCCTGGCAGATCTGTGGATGCTGAACGGGACGGCGGGACTGATGGCCGGGATCCGGGAAGCGCTGGAAGTACCGCAAGTGATCATGAGGAAAGGATAACTCGATGGAATCGTCTTTGCAAACAATGCCCGCATTTTGGCCGGTTTTTGGCCTGGTACTGGTAAGCCTGGTGCTGTTCGGGCTGGCTTACAACAAGCTGACGACGTACCTGGAACGCACCGGACGAGATCGTGGGTTCGTGAGCCTGCTGGTAGCGGCCGGGGCGGCTGTGACGATCCTGGCGACGGGGCTGCTGATCGGGCTGGTGAATGCGTTGATCGTGCTGGCGTGCTTTGCGGCCAGCGGGGCGCCGATGATGATCGGGTCGATCAAGCGCTACGTGGACGCCCGGGCGGCGGATGAAAAAGCCGCGCGGCAGATGGTCAAGGAGGCCCTGGATGAGTCACCCAGCCCAAGTAGGCAAGAATAATTTCAACCAGGCGGTGGCGCGCGGGCGGCTGGCGAACATGTTTGCCCGCAAGAACCTATCACGGATCGTGGAGGAGCAGCCCGGGCCGCAGGTGACAGCGCTGCTGATCGCCCGGGCCAGTTTGAATTTGGGCGAGATCGGGGATGTATTCGACGAGCTGGAGCAGATCGGACGGAAGGCAAGAGGAAAGTGAATGAACCGGGGCGAGGTGCCCCGTTTCAGACAAAACCTTAGCAGGGTTTAGCGGTAGAGCGCCCGGGGTACACCTCCCAGACCCCGGGCGCGACCGAAAAGAGAAACAAGAAAAGGAGAACAGAATGACAGAAGCATCGAGAGTTCGTTGTAAGTTTCGCTGTAACCAAATTACCAAACGACGTGAAAGTTATCCGCCGCCCGGAAGATTCCTTTTTGAAGCTCAATTTTCTGCGGTCAGCGAGGGCAGCGAAGAAAATAAGAAATTCTTCGCCTACACTCCCAGCGGGAACCTGAGCGTTGGCGCTTATCAGGAGGATCTTTTCGAAGTCGGAAAAGAATATTACCTGGACATCAGCCCGGCTTAAAACAAAAACCCAAATTGAGGAGACTGTCGCCGGATTACATCGGGTAGGAAACTGCGTAGTGATCCGGGGTGGCGCTGGGCGGCCGGCATGGGCCGGTGCAGGTTCGAGACCTGCCCACCAACATACCCATAATGATAGGCCGGTAGTACCTGGAAAGGGTGTAGCGGCTGCGGTTGACTTGGGTGACGCAGCCAGGCCGGACCAGCGGAAACCAAAGCGCCCAAGCGAGAACCCGGCCAGGCACGCTTGAAAGGTGAGTGTGCCCAAAATAGACAGGGAGCAGGCGGATCTGGTGAAGCCTGCTCCCGAAAAAGAACAAGGAAGAGAAATGAAAAAAATACCGATCGGTGCGCTGAAAGAATTTGCCAATAAATATGGCTGCGACCACGTGATCGTGTTCGCGACCACCGGCAAGATCGAGCATGTCGCTACCTGGGGAAGAAGCATCAAGGATTGTGACCAGGCTGCCCAATTTGGCGACATGATGAAAGATGTCTTGGGATGGCCGAAAAGTCTACATGCGGTTCCCAACAGGGTGAAGCGCTTGCAGGAGCGGGTCAAAGAGCTTGAAGGCGTATTGGATGAAATTGAAGCGGAAAAGCGAGGATGAAATCATGGAATTTCCAGTGGCGAAAGTGAAGGCGATCCGGGCGGATATCGGGGCAGGCAAGCTGCACCTGGCGTTCGAGATCAAGCTGGACGAGCGGACGCTGGAGCTGGCGCAGGCGCTGGCGGCGGGCGCGGATGCGAGCGGCGGACATGCCTCGCTGGAGGTGGAGCTGGCGCAGCCAGGGCTGCCGGGGCTGAGCGTGTTGAACCGGGAAACCGGGTAGATCCAGGAGGAAGCATGAAAGCACTGACTTTGTATCAACCTTGGGCGACATTGGTGGCCATCGGGGCGAAGCGGATCGAGACCAGGTCATGGAGCACGAATTACCGCGGCCCGCTGGCAATACATGCCGGGAAAAATCGCCGTTACATCAATAAAAGTAGTGATCATTGTGTCTGGGATGTGGACCCGTTTTACATAGCCCTTGCGGATGGAGGGGCAATCAGTAAATTCAACGCCACGGAAGATGAATTTACTATCGGTTGCATAGTGGCAACCTGTGAGCTGGTTGGGTGCTATCAGATCGACATAAATGATTTGCGCCCAAAAAGCATGGAGGGTTGGCTCGTAGCCGGAAAGACGTGGGGAAGAACGCCCCAAGAGTTGGCGTTTGGCGATTACACCATCGGTCGCTATATGTGGTTCCTGAACAAGGTGAAGAAACTGGAAGAACCTATCCCGGCGAAGGGCGCCATGGGACTGTGGGAGTGGAACGATGAACGCTGAGCAGGCCTGGCAATCGGCGGTAGGGCAGCTGCAGATGGAGATGCCGAGAGCGGCGTTTATTGCGTACGTGCGGGAAACGAAGCTGGTCAGTTACGAGATGGGATGGTTCTGCATCGAGGCGGCGAGTGAGTTTGCCAGAGATTGGCTTACGGCACGCCTGACCAGCACGGTGACCAGGATGCTGACCGGGATGATGAACCGGGCAGTGCAGGTGGTGTTTGTGGTGAAGAAGGAGGCAGAAAAACAAGCAACAAAAAACAAGAATGATGATCCGCAACCTGATTTATTCAAAAAGGAAGGAAGACATGAGCGAAATTAGATTGAGCGTTCAGCAAGATCAGGAAGACACATTGAGCGAGCTGGTTCTGTCAATGGAAAAATTATTGGGCTGCAAGGTGACGCTAAGTGCTCAGGCCACGATCTACGAGGCTGAATCAGACAATCCAAAAGCATTGGAGATCTTGCAGGAAATCTTCAGTGAGAATGACCTGGCGCAGGCCAGCAGGAAGACCACGGTAAAGATTTTGAAGGCCGTGAAGAAGCCGGTGGAAAAGGGCAAGAAGCCAGAAAAGAAAGAACGGAAGAAGTACGCCCACAAAGAAGTCTTATACACGGTCCTGGATGGACCCTATGCCGGCAAGGAGCTGATGGCAGCGGGTATGTTTAAGATGCTGAAGACCGGCAAACTGGCTGAACACACGCACCTGAGCCATCCAGAAAAAGGAAACATGATCGTACTCCTAGATGCGCGCGGCTTTCTGTTTTTGGAATCGACAGATCTGCCGGCGGACTGGCTGGAGAAAGCCGCCAGTTACTGGCCGAAAGAGGTCGAGCCGCCTACAGAGCCGGATATTCCTTCCAACGTGGAAAGCGGTCTGGAAGGTGGTGACGAGGGCGATGAGGAAAATGACGAGGAGGAAGAATGACACCAGCAAGCTGCCCATTATGCCAATATTACACCCCGGATCTGAACCCGCAGGCGACGCCAGGAAACGGGCTCTGCCGACGGAATACGCCGACACCGATATTCCTACCAAACGGCGCAGTGATCACCATCTGGCCGACTGTGCGGCCGACGGATTGGTGCGGCGAAGGCGAAGCCGGAATTTCACACGATACGAAAGCGATGGGCAATGCACTGCTGGATAAGGGCAATGGCCACCGTCACTGATCCGCGCAGCCTGCTGGGCAAGTGGCTGAAGGACCATCCGCACAGCAACTAGGCGCACCGGGTGCTACGGTTTGACCGGGAGACGCTGGTGAGCTACTGCGGGCGCGTGTTTCCGATGTCGGAAGCAGTCGAGCCCGTGCAATCCGTGGCGTGCTGCCCGGATTGCACGGGAAAGTGGCGGCAGCAAAGAAAGAGATTCAAAAGGTAAGGCATGGAACATAGTCCGGAAGATGTGGAAGGGTTCATCAAGCTGGTCAGGAGCATGCGGAACGCGCAATGGAAGTTTCTGAACACGCGCTCGCAGAACGATATGATCATGGCCCGGGCTGCGGAGAAACAGGTGGACGGCTGGCTGAATCACTTCGCGCAATTGCAGGCTTTTGGGAAGATTGTGCCAGGCGAACAACAGCCGCTTTGGCCAGATAGCGGAAAAGGCCAAAAATCGACGCCAGAAAGCCATAATCCATGAATAAAACAATGCCCCTAAATAAAGCTGGCAGGCCTGTACAAACCGTGTACACCGAGACGTCCGTAGAACGAGACGTGCAGGCCAAAAAGAACGCAGGAATGAGTTTGCGGCAGATAGCGAAAATCTATGGATCACCGATCACGCATGCGGATATCGAGCGCATCCTGGCTGGTGTTTTTCCGGTCGGAATGGGGAAGAGGCGCGCGTTGCACATCCCGCCTGTTTGTTCGAAATGCGAGCAACCACTGCCAAAGCCGAAACGCGTTGTGCCTACCTGACTGAACGAAGCGGTGGCAAATCTCCAATGGTTGGAGGCGGCCGCACAACCAAAACCGGACGAATATCGGGTGTATGCGCGCGGCGGAAAGCGCGTGCGGAATGCACAACCTTTCACACCGTTTTGAGAGTAATTCTTAGATCCTTCAATTAAAAAGAGAGAGAGTGTGTGTGAGTGTGTGTGTGTGTGTGTGTGAGGATGCAATGAGTAGAAAATATCCGAAAAGTGATCTACCTGAAAGTATCAGAAAACCGCATGCAGCAGCATTGAGAAATTATGCTAAAAATCCAGCAACGGGAAGGAACGATGTGGTCAAAGACCAGGAAGAAGAACACGTAATACTCAAGAGCGAATCCAAACGCAAGCGAACTCAACCGGCCAAGACACCCACCCCGCGTCACAAACCGATCGAGATGCCGAGCCAGGGACTGAAACAATCCGACATTTTGTCGTTCAACTGTGACGCCGAGAAGGCATTTGTGCGGCTGATCAGCCAGATCCTGCAGGAAGATGGTCCGCTGGCGTACCGCGACGCCGTGCGGGAGGCCGCCTTCGAGCTGAATGTCAGCACTGAAACGTCGAAGCGCTACTTGGAGAAACACTGCGCCCGGCGGGCAGAGTTCAGCATTGCGGATGGTTTCGTAACGCTGAGAAAGGCGAAGACATGAGCGACGAACCGAAGCAACCGAAACAGATCACTTGTGAGTGTGGCAATCCGATCGGCGAACTCTACCAGTTGCACGATGGCCTTTGTCTGCTGGACACAGGCGGCGGATCGCTGGCGATGCATTACCAGGGCACCTGCAAGGCGTGCGGACGGCCGGTGTACTTCGATGTCAACCAGCAGAAGTTGGACCGGTTGATCAAGGGAGTCCAGGAACTCAGGCGTTCGGTAACACGTATGCCACCTATTACCGGAGGTTAGTATGTCAATAAAATACATGGACATAAAAGAGTTTCAGGAATTCGGTTATCTCCAGGAACTGAACCGTCAATTCCTGCACCCACTTGGTTTAGCTCTTGAGATCGTCATCGATGACGAATCAGGGAAAGCTAAACTGGGTCGCATTTGGGATTATAGCGAAGATCCAGAAGGAATGATCTTTGCCAAAGGACAAATTGACGCACTGAAAGCGGCGAGAGTTCAAGTCGCCTGGAACGAAAAGGCCGAAGCCAGGATCAAGAAGTTTGGCTTCATTATCCAGGATGAGTATTGATGCCGAACCGACCGCCATCCACGTGCAGGATACCTGGTTGCCCGCGTCTCAGTCATGGTGGCGGACTGTGCGATGAACACAAGGCGCAACGGCAACGGCAACTCGACGCCGAACGACCGACGCCAACTCAACGCGGATACGGTCCTGCATGGAAGAAGATCCGGGATGATCACCTCGAGAAGCATCTGTATTGTGTCGATCCATACCAGGTCCATGGCGCCAGTCAGGTCATGGCAACGGATGTTGACCATGTCATCCCGAGAAAAGAAGGTGGTACCGACGATGAAAATAATCTGCAGTCCCTGTGTCATGCCTGTCACAGCAGGAAGACGGCACGTGAAGACGGCCGGTGGGGCCGGAGACACCGCCGGATCTGGTCCAATGACGACCGTTAGGGGTATGGGGGGTCGTTTTCCTTCGACCGTTTCACAGTGTACCGGTGCCTGGTGCAATGCATTCACCCGCGAAATTCGAGCCGGGGGGGTAAAAACCGCGATATACAACAGGCGGGGGTATAAACCGCGTAATTCGGGCAGGGGGGGTGTTTTCCGCGTAATTATGCAGGGGGGTGTGTAGTGTCGCGCGGGAGGAAGCCACTACCGACGGCGGTGAAGGAGCTGAACGGGAACCCGGGCCACCGCGCGCTCAACAAGGCTGAGCCGCAGCCACCCCGGCCCAGCCGTGTACCACCACCACCTAATCACCTGACCGGCGAGGCCAGGAAGAAATGGCAGAAGCTGGCCGGCCAGCTGCACCGGATGGGCGTGCTTACCGAAGTGGACCAGGATGCGCTGGCGCGCTATTGTGTAACTTACCAGCGCTGGTTGCGCGCAGAGAAGGCGCTGGCCAAGGACGGAGATGTGTTGAAGACCAACAAGGGCAATTACGTGCAGAACCCGTGGCTGGCGATCTCGAACCGGAGCCTGGGGCTGCTGAACGGCCTGGCGGCGGAGTTTGGGATCACGCCTAGCAGCCGGACCAGGGTAAAGGCCAACCCGCCCGAGGAGGAAGAGAAGCTGGAGAAGGAGCTGTTCGGGCCGAAGACGAAAATCATCAAGCCGGGAGGTACGAGTGGATGAGTTGCGGTGCGATTATTGCCGGCAGCTATTTATAGCGACTGAGATCTTTGGCGGGTGCAGCTGCTGCGGGGCACCGGCGCCGGAAAAGATGAAGTTGGAATGGGGAATATCACCGGTGGAAAGAGTGATCAGGAGCGGTTTCTTGACACCGAATGAGATCAGGGAGATGTTCAATTTTGAGAACCGGGCGCACGCTATGCGCTCCGATGATAGCCTGCCAGGGCCGATCAGACTGGCAAGAAGAAAGGTTGACGATGAATAAATTTTGGTGTTCGCTGTTCGGGCATAAATTCAACTTCATATGGGCAAAAGATAAAGAGGAGAAAATTGTGTTGCTATCCTGCTGTGAACGATGCGGAAAAAACCAAGCAGACAATAGATTTCATGTGGTGTAAAGGGATAAGGGATGCCTCGTAAGCTACCGGAGGCTGAGCGGTACGCACGGGACGTGGTTGCCGGAAGGATCGTGGCGTGCAAGCTGGTGCGCCAGGCCTGCCAGCGACACCTGGACGACCTGCAGAACGGTGCGGCGCGCGGGCTGGTGTTCGACCAGGCTGCGGCGCAGCGCGCTCTGAACTTCTTCGCGGTCTTACGGCACAGCAAAGGCGAGTGGGCCGGGCAGCCGCTGGTGCTGCAGCCCTGGCAAATGTTCATCACGTGGACCCTGTTCGGGTGGAAGCGGGCGGAGCATAAACGCTGGATCGTCGAGAAGAACGGCCAGCGCGAGGACAGTTCAGGCACGCGCAGGTTCCGAACGGCGTACCTGGAGGTGGCCAGGAAGAACGGAAAGAGCACCTGGGCGGCCGGGATCATGCTGTACCTGGCGTTTGCCGACGAAGTGGCGGGCGGGGAGCCAGGTGCGGAGTGCTACACGGCGGCGACGAAGCGGGACCAGGCGCGGATCGTGCACAGCGAAGCGATGCGGATGGTCAATAAAAGCAAGACGCTCAAAAGGCATGGTGTGGTTGCCTACAGAGACAACCTGCACTGCGCGGAGCGGGATCAGAAATTCGAGCCGCTAGGAGCGGACAGCGATACGATGGACGGGCTGAACGTGCACGCGGCACTGCTGGACGAGCTGCACGCGCACAAGACCAGGATGGTATGGGATGTGTTGGAGACGGCCACCGGCAGCCGGCGGCAGCCGATGATCATTGCGATCACCACGGCCGGCACGAACCGGCAGAGCGTGTGCTGGGAGAAGCACGAGTACACCCGACAGGTGCTGGAAGGGAGCGTGGAAGACGATAGCTGGTTCGGGATCATTTTCACGCTGGACGAGGACGACGATTGGCAGGACGAGAAGGTCTGGTTCAAGTCCAACCCCAATCTGGGCGTGAGCAAGAAATGGGCGGACGTGCGCACGAAGGCGGCGCGGGCGAAGAGCATGACCAGGGCGCTGAACGCCTTCAAGCAATTAGAGTTAAATATCTGGGTGCACAGCGAGGTGAAGTGGATGAACATGGATGTCTGGGGGGCGTGCGCGGGGCCGGTGCCGGCGCTGAAACTGCCCGAGCACGTGGCCGGACGGCCGTGTTACAGCGGGCTAGACCTAAGTAACAGCTCGGACATCACGGCACTGGTGCACGTGTTCCCGCCGCTGACGGAGGATGAGCCCTGGTTCGTGATCTGCCGGTTCTGGATCCCGGAAGACAACATCCTGGAGCGCAGCAAGGACGACGGAGTGCCATACGATGCATGGGTGGAAGAAGGGTATATCACGGCGACGCCGGGAAATACGGTGGACCAGGCGTGGATCCTGGAGGAACTGGGGGAGGATGCTCAACAGTTCCAGGTGATGGAGGTGCCATTCGATCCATGGGGAGCGGTGGGGATCGAGCCGAAACTAGCCGACATGGGGCTGCAGATGGTGGCATTTAGGCAGGGTTACGGCTCACTGAGCGCACCGATGAAGGACCTGGAACGGATGGTGGCCAGGCACGAGATCGCGCACGGCGATAACCCGGTGCTGACGTGGATGGCGGATAACCTGATCGCGGTGGGAGATCCGGCCGGGAACATCAAGCCGGACAAGTCGAAGAGCAAGGAGAAGATCGATGGAATGGTGGCGCTGATCATGGGGCTGGACCGGGGGCTGCGGAACCAGGGCGAGGCGGGGAGCGTGTACGAGGGGAGAGGACTGGTGATGATATAAAACGTAAAACGAAAAACGTAAATCGTTATTCGTGAAGGTTATAATTGGCAAGTGGAAGGAAGGAAAAAATGGAAAAATTCAAAGTGTTGCCCCAAGCAATTAACGCTTATACAATCGATCCAGGACACTCGGACTGGACTGCTTTCATTCCGATTTTTGTAAATGGTCAATCTCATGGACTTGGGCAGGTAGGTCCGGGAATAAAAGTGATGGCACCTACCCAGTTAGAATTGGATGAGCTGTTCGATTGGGTGATTGAAAAGCTGATGAGCTGACATGGCCAAAGGAACGATTGAAATAATGGCAGATCCAGATGCAGCAAAAGTTTTTCATCGCGGCTGGACTGGCACGTTGGAAGTAGGCACAGAGGGAAGAGCAGAGAAAGTACATGCCATTTGCAAGTATAAATACCGCTTGAGATCAGGTGAAACCCGGGTAGTGTTTACTTATGACGAATATTTGCCTATTGTAAAGTTAGGAAACTTGTGCTAAGATAAAAGACAACTGGGTGTGATGGACGACAGGGCGCAAGCCTTGCGCCCCTACCCATACATCTTCACGGGTTCGACGGAGTACCGCCCGCCAGATTGGATCAGCAATGGTCCGCTCTGGCGGGCGTTTTTGTTTTCCAGCCAAAAGCGCTGGACACGTAAGCTGGAGTCGCATGACCCTGCCTCAGCAACCTGCAACCGAAACGCCCCAGATCCAAGCACGTAAAAAATTTTTCGTTTCCATCGAAACGACCGACGCGCTATTCGGCGTCGGACTGCTTTTTTTGTTCTTGGGGCTAACCCTGGCGATCGGCGTGGGCTGGGCATTCGCGGCGGTGGGGACAATTCTGATCGGGCTGGCCATCTGGTCAGTCACGCCGGCGGGAGGCGGATAAGATGCTGAAGCATCTGGCAGACATGCGGTACACCGATCGGGCCGTGGAGGCACAGACCGCGCCGCGCGGACGTGGAGTGGAGCGCCGGTGGAACTTCATGGGACAGGACCAGGCGACGTGGACGGGCGACGCGGTCACACCGGACAGCGCCCTGGGTGTGCCGGCGGTGCTGGCCTGCATCATCGTGCTGACAGAGGATATCGGCTCACTGCCGTGGTACCTGTACGACCGGCTGGCGAAGGGGAAGGGAAAGGCAGCCATGCAGGCGGTAAACCATCCGCTGTTCGAGCTGCTGCACGACACGCCCAACCCGGAAATGACCAGCATGAACTACCGGGAGATCGTGATCGGGCACCTGGCCGGCTGGGGCAATTCATATTCGCAGAAGATCTACTCCAAAGCCGGCGAACTCGTGGAACTGTGGCCACTGCTGCCGAACCGGATGCGAGTGTTCCGGGACGTGCCAGAGGGCCCACGCAGGTATCTGTACACGGCGGGATATGGGGACCCGATAGCGTTCACGCAGGACGAGATCCTGCACATCCCGGGATTTGGCTTTGACGGGCTGACGGGATACAGCCGGATCGAGGTGGCCAGGCAGGCCATTGCGATCATGATGGCGACGGAGAAATATTCTGGGAGCTTCTTCGAAAACGACGCCCGGCCGGGAGTGGTGCTGATGTATCCGAACCGGCTGAGCGACAAGGCGCTCGAGAACATCAAGGCGAGCTGGAACCTGGATTACAAGGGGGGCAGGAAGCACAGCAAGGTGGCGGTGGCAGAGGAGGGAGTGAAAATCGAAACACTGGGCCTGCCGCCGGAAGACAGCCAATTTGTGCAAACGAAACAATGGGGGTTGGAGGAAGTGTGCCGGATCTTCCGGATGCAACCGCACAAGATCATGCACCTGATCCACGCCACACTGAATAACATGGAGCAGCAGTCCATCGAGCACGTAACGGACACGCTGCGGCCATGGGCAGTTCGGCTGGAGCAGAACGTCAACATGCAGTGTCTGACCGAGGCGGAGCGCCAGCGCTACTACAACGAGATCATGTTTGACGGGTTGCTGCGGGGTGACACGGCGGCGCGCTATACGTCGTACGTGCAGGGGCGGCAGTGGGGCTTCCTGTCAGCCAACGACATCCGCGAGCTGGAGAATCTGGGGCCGATCGACGGCGGCGACACGTACATGATGCCGCTGAACATGCAGGCGGTCGGGCAGGGGGCGCCGATGGACCCGAACACGGTCAACGACCAGAGCGGGAACCACTCCAAGACCCCCATGATCGTCGAAAGCCACCTGCTGGACCGCTTCTCTACCGAAGAGCGGATGAAGCGAGCCAAGTCAGCGGTGGAGACCCGGCGCCGGCTAATGGTGGCTGAGCGGCCGGTGATCAAGGACGTGGCAGCCAGGTGCCTGCGGCGTGAGATCCACGACGTGAAGGAAGCAGCGGGGAAGTATTTGAAGCCAGGGACCGGGGAAAGGAAAGAAAAAAGAGACGCGGGCCAAATGGATACCTGGCTGAAGTTGTTTTACGAGGGGCACCAGGACTTCGTGAAGAAGCAATTTGCGCCGGTGATCAGCAGCTACGGGGAGCTGGTGGCGGGGGCGGCGGGTGAAGAGACGAGCTCGGATGGCTGGACACCCGAAATCGAGCAGTTCGTGCAGGCGTATCTGGACAGCTACGCAGTACGGCATTGCGGGATCTCCGAAGCGGAAGTGCGCAAGATGGTCCAACGTGCCATCGACGAGGCGAACGCCAGCGGGGCAGATCCACTGGAAGTGCTGAACGGGGACCTGGCGGACTGGGAAGAGACCAGGTCGGACGAGATCGCCGGGCGGGAATCGGTGCGGGAAGGTAACGCGGTTGCAAAGGCGGTATTCGTCGCGGCGGGATTTAGCGAGGTGGTGTGGGTGGTAACGGATGCCAATGCGTGCAATTACTGTGCAGGATTGGACGGCCAGGTGGTCTCAGTGACCAAGAACTTTTTGAACGCGGGCGAGGATTACCAGCCGGCCGGGACCAGCAGCCCGTTGAAGCCATCCGGGAACGTGGGACACCCGCCGGCGCATGATGGCTGCGAGTGCATGCTGGCAGCGTGGAACTAACTGTGAAGGAGCGAGAATGAGTGCAATAGCAGTTCATCACACAGCAACGACGGACGGCGCCTGGGACGGCGGCGCGAACACGAAGAATTTGAAGGCGGACGGCGACGAGGCCTATTATCGCGGCGAGTTCGCCTGGCAGGATCCAGACAAGGACGCGACGACCAAAGCGGCCTATAAGATGCCGCATCACATGGTGGCAGCAGCGGATGGCAAGATCGGGGCGGCCAACGTGAAGGCCTGCCAGTCGATCATCGGGATCTTGAACGGCGGGATGGGCGGCGCGGACATCCCGGACAAGGACCGCCAGGGAGTGTACAACCATGCGGCTGCCCACCTGAAGGATGCCGGCGAGACGCCGGCAGAGCTGAAGAGCCTGGAGATCAACCCAGCCTACGAAACCCGCTCGGTGAAAGTGCAGCTGCGGGCGGGGCTGCTGGACGACCACCCGGTGATCGAGGGGGTGGCGACGGTGTACAACCAGGAAAGCGTGATCGGCGGGTATTTCCGGGAGATCATCAAACCGGGATCGTTCACACAGTTGCTGGCAACCAACCCGGACGTGATCGCGGCGCCGAACCATAACTGGGACATCGTGCTGGGACGCACCACGAACAAGACTCTGCGGCTGAGCGACCAGGCAGACGGGCTGCACTACTCCATCGACGCCAACCCGGAGGACCCGGAAGCGATGGCGATGTATGCCAAGATCAAGAGGGGGGACGTGAACCAGAGCAGCTTTGCCTTCAACGTGCAGTCGGACCAGTGGGACCAGCCGGCGGATAAGAACATCCTGCCGCTGCGGACAATCTTGGTGTTTTCCGAGCTGATCGACGTCAGCCCGGTGACATGGGGGGCGTTCCCCCAGACGAGCGTAGGAGTACGCTCGAAACTACTCGAACTTTCGTCAGAGCAACCGGAGCTCCTGCCAGGCGGCGGGGATGCGGCGGATGCAGTGGCGCAGTCGCTGGCGCGGGCGCGCCGGGCGACCTACCGGCACTACGTGGATCTGGCGGATCTGTTCTAACCAACGTCGGCGACTCAGGTCGCCGACATGCCCGATGGCGGCTTGAGGCCGCCTCGGTCGAAGGAGAAAAAGGCATGAATACGATCGAATTACGTCAACAGCGGGCGGCAAAGATCGCCGAGGTACGCACCCTGGTCGACCTGATCGACCAGGAAGCGCGTGACTTCACACCCGAAGAGCGCAGCAAGTTCGAAGCCCTGATGGGCAAGGACGGCAAGGGCGCCAAGGGCCCGGACGGTGGCGAGGTCGGGAAACTGGCCAAGACCATCGAGGAACGGGAAGCGCTGGAAGCGCACGAGCACGAGCTGATCGAGATAGCCGGGCGCAAGCCAGTCAAACCGGACGGGAAGCCCGTGACCCCCAAACAGGATGAAAAGCACATGCAGCGGTCCAAGTTCGAAGAGCTTGGAACCGTCGAAAAGGCGGCTTTCATCCGGAACGGTGGCGAAGTCGTCGAAGATCCGGCTGCCTAAGCTGGAGCGACTGCATAAGCCTGACAGATCAAATAAGAATATCTATTGGAGAGTGAAAAATGGCAAACACATTTACTGGGCTATACCCCACCATCTACGCCGCCCTGGACCAGATCACCCGTGAGCTGGTCGGGTACATCCCGGCGGTATCCCGCAACGCGAAGACCGATCAAGCGGCCCTGGGCGAAACGATCAGCTGGCCGGTCGTCGGGCAAGGCGCGGTCGGGACCCTGACTCCGGCTGCCTATGGTCCTTCGCCGTCCGACATGACTGTCGCCGCTCCGACCATGACCCTCAGCCACATGCGCGATTACCCGTTCTATCTGACGGGCGAAGAGCTGCTCGGCCTAAAGAACGGTGGGAACGATCAAACGATCGTCCAGAACCAGTTCTACCAGGCCTTCCGCTCGCTAGTTAACGAAATCGAAGCGGCGCTGGTCGTCGCCGCCTACCAGGGAGCCTCGCGTGCCTACGGCACGGCGGGAACCCTGCCCTTCGCAACCGTTGGTGACTTCACCGACGTGGCCCAGACCCGCAAGATCCTGGCGGATAACGGCGCTCCGATGAGCGATATGCACCTGGTGCTCAGCACGGCTGCCGCAGCGAAACTGCGCGGCACGCAGTCGCTGCTCCTGAAGGTCAACGAATCCGGCACGGATGCAATGCTGCGCCAGGGCGCCCTTGGGCAGGTGGAAGGCTTCAGCCTGCACGAGTCCGGCCAGGTGACAGCGATCACGAAAGGAACGGGAACGTCCTACGTGACCAACGGCTCGACCGCCCCGGGCGTGGCAGCGATCGTGCTGCAGACCGGTTCCGGTACCGTGCTGGCCGGCGACGTGGTGACCTTCGCCGCCGATGCGGTCAACAAGTACGTGGTCAATGTGGGCGTGGCCGCCCCCGGCACAATCACCCTTGGACTGCCCGGTGCGCTGGTTACGATCGCCACCTCGAACGCCATGACGATCGGCAACAACTTCACCCCGCTGTGCGCGTTTGACCGGAACGCCTTGCTGCTGGCTGCACGCACGCCGGCCATGCCGCCCATGGGCGACGCGGCCGACGACGTGATCGTGGTCCAAGACCCGCTCTCCAATCTGGCCTTCCAGATCGCCATGTACAAGCAGTACCGCCGGGTCGCCTATGACGTGGCGATCCTGTGGGGCGTCGCGGCAGTCAAGCAGAACAATATCGCCATTCTGCTCAGCTAGTGATCAGTGATTAGTGATCAGTAAGCAGGAAAGAACCTCACCCCTTACCCCTCTCCTGAGCAAAACTCAGGAGAGGGAAAAAAGAAAGAAGGAAGTATGACAACCAAAGCAGGGTTTTTCGAGATGGTCAATCCGGAGGACCCGGAGGAAGTGATCGAAGTGCACCCGGCGACAGTGGATGCGCACCGGCAAGCGGGCTGGAAGCTGCTGCACCCGGAAGACCTGGTGAAGATGGCCAAGGCAGGGGTGATGCAGTTGAAGGCCGAGGGGAAACCCGTAAAGGCCGAGCTGGTCAAGATGTTCAAGGATGGCGAGCAGCTCCTGGTCCATCCGGACACGGTCGCTGCGCACATCAAGGCCCATTGGACGGTGATCGACCAGGGCTATCTCAAGCAAGCCGTGGAGACGGCCGAGAAGATCGTCAAGGCCGAGACGGCGCCGAAGCGGACGGTACGGAAACCGGCCGCAGTGGCCGCGCCAGCGCCGAAGAAAGACTGATCGTCGGCCGGCTTGTCCCCTGATGGGGATGCTACGCGAACGCCGGCTCGGGCGACGCCTCGAGGAGCGCCCCTACGGGATCCACCAGGAAGACAAAGGAACGGTAAATTATGGCAAAGACGAGACTAACCAAGAACGGTGTGACCATCTACGTGAACCCGGGCAATGTGGCTGCCCACGCTTTACTGGGCTGGATGCCCAACCCCGTGGCCTTGATCACCGCAGGAGCGCTGACGCTGGATGGCGCGCTGGTGACGGTGCCGGCAGCGCGGCTGAACGAGCTGGATCTGCCGCCCAGCGCGGTGGGAATACTGGAGAATTTGCACCTGCGGCACTACCAGATTGCCCCGGTGGTGGCCAGCGCGACGGCGGTGCATGCGGCCGCCAACCTGAACGTGGCCACGCAGAAGATCCTGAGCGGATTCAGCGCCCCGGACGTGCCGCGCGTGGCATCGGTCAAAGGCAGCGTGTCGGGCATTGCCGGCAACGTGACGGTGATCGGGACCAACATCCAGGACGAGCTGATCAGCGACACGATCGCCTTATCGGGAGCCAGCGCGGTGGCCGGCGTCAAGGCTTTCAAAACCGTGGTGGAGGTCGACGTTCCGGTGGAAACGCACGCACACACCGCCCAGGTGAACACCGCCACGGTAGTGGGATCGGTGACCCTCACCGGTAACGCGACTGTGATCGTGACGGCAGCCGGGATGAGTGGCAGCCCGAAGACAATCAACGTAGCAGTGACCAACGGCGATTCGGCTACGGTGGTGGCCGGCAAGATCATAACGGCGCTGGCAGCCGATACGTCGGTAAACGCCATGTTCTCGGTCGGGGGAGCGGGCGCCAACGTGGTACTGACTGCCCTGGTCGCGGCTGCGAACGACGCCACGCTCAACATCAGCACGGCCAACGGCACGTGCACCGGCCTGACATCAGAACCCACTTCGACCAACACCACGCCGGGCGTGGCGTACGACACGGTCAGCGTGGGCGTGGCCACCCTGGTGGGCCTGCCGCACATCGTGAGCTATCCGGCGGCGCTGCTGCTGGCGCTGTTCAACGGGACGGCCGACTCGGGCGGAAGCCTGGCAGTGGATGGGACCTACATCGAGAAAAATCTGTACACGCCGGCAGGCACCTATAACGGCACCAAGCTGCTGGACCTGTATTACATGGCATGACGGATTACGCCTTTCCCTTCCTTAAGGCGTGCCGACGGGAGCGGTCAGACATTGATAAGAGCGACACAATTTGCCCTGAGCATGGATCGCCGCCGCTCCTGTTTCTAACGCAACGACAGGGCGCGCACCGTGCGCCCGGCGCCTCATGGCGCCTAACGTCCGATGGCGGCTCGAAGCCGCCTCGGCCAGCCCTACGGTAAGGAAAACGAATGGATAGACTGTACTGCACGTTTGCTGACATGGTGGCGGACTTGAGCCCAACGACGGGCGGGGACGAGGCGGCCTGGATGGGGCACATCCGGGAGGCCTCGAGGCTGATCGAAGAGGCTTTCCACGCGCCGTTCATCCCGTATGCCGAGATCAAGCATTTCGACGGGAGCGGCGAGCGCATGCTGAAGCTGACCACGCCGCTGCTGGAGATCACCGGGACGATCATGAACTGGACGACCGCACTGACCTCGGCGGATTACCTGCCAACGCCGTGCGACCGGATGTGGCCGAACGGACCCTACACCTGCTTCGAGACGGCGCCGCTGGCGCCGCACATGGCGGTGTGGCTGGAGTTCAAGGACGGGGTGGTGGTGCCGGGGCTGTGGGGGCTGTCGGAGGAGATTATCGACACGGGGGTCACGGTCCAAAACACCACCAAGCAGGCCGCGGCAGATAAAACCCTACTGGTGGCAGACGGTTCGAAGCTCAGCGCGGGGATGGTGCTGTTCCTGGACAGTTTGGAGCAGGAGCTGATCACTGCCACCGGCGCACCCACGGCGGGAGTCACGACGCTGAGCCAGGCGATGGGTGTGGCGGACGATGTGTTGACACCGGCAAACGTGGCAGCGGCAAACGTGGGAGAGATGATCAGGGTGGATTTCGAGAAAATGAAGATCGTGGATATCAACACGACGCAGTGGAGCGTGTACCGGAACTGGAACAAGACCAAGGCTGCCGCGCACCTGGCCGCAGCGAACGTGGACGTGTACCGCACTTTTACGGTGAGCCGGGGCGTGAACGGCACCACGCCAGCCGACCACCTGAACGGAGTGGAGATCTTCCGCTACGTGCCACCGGCGGATATCGGGTTGCTGGCCAAGGCTTGTGCGGCGCTGGCCAAGAAACTGGCGGACAGCCAGTACGCCGGGCGGACCGGCGACGCACAGTTGGGCCAGGTCTTTTACAACGACGTGGTCAATAAGGCGCAGCTGGAGCAGGCGCAGGAGAATTACCAGTGGAAATAGGAATCCATGAGCGATAAGGAAGTTGTTTTATCAGACGACCTGCAGACCCAGATCCAGAAGCTGGAGGGGATGGACGACCTGCTGCAGCAGCACATGCGGCCGGCGATGACGCAGTCGGTCAGCCTGCTATCGGATGCAGTCGAGCCGAACATCCCAACATTGACAGGCACGGCGCGGGCGTACTTCGGCACGCACGTGCTGGGGAGCGGAATCAACCTGACCGGCTACGTGGGCTGGAAGGGCAAGCCAACGGCTTTCTGGATGAACTTTGTCGAATATGGGGCCAGGCCACATGACCTGACGCCCAAATCCACCATTCGTAACGCACGCGGAGCAGCCATGTTCCGGTACATGCAGGAGAACGGATTTACGCCGACCGGCGTACACGTGGGAGTGAATGGGCAGTGGAAGACCATGCACACGCATCCGGGCTTCGCCGGGAGATTCCTGCTTTCGAATGCCTTCGACAGCAACGAGGAGGCGGTAGAGAGCATCTTCAGCCAGGCAGCGGACGACGTGCTTGGGGATCTGGCGGTCAACAATGCTTGAGAACTGGATCGACCTGGTGTGCAAGGCTTTCGGGACGCTGAACACGGACGGTAACAACCAGCTGACCAGCTACCGCACCTTCGAGAAAGGCGAGATCCCGTCTGCATTGAGCGTCTATCCGTGCGCGATCACCTACGTGCCAGAGATGGAGCCGATCTACGTTGCCGGAGCGATCGGATCCCTGCTATGGTCCGGTACGACCGAGATACACATTACCCCGACCGTCGACCCGGCGCTGCTGCCAGGCGTGGAAAAATTCTACACCCGGGTGCTGCAGATGATGACTGCCAACCGCAGCCTGGGCGGCAAGGTGCAGTATTTTGAGCTACCGGAAAATACGAAGGCGATGCACATTTCGCCGGTAACGTTAGGACAAGGACCGCTGCATTATGCAATGCTGGTCACCTGGGAAGTTCTGGAGAATGTCTCGCTCCCGCTGAGCGGATAAGCATCGGCGACTCATGTCGCGGATACGCCCGATCCCGCAAAGAGCGCGGGACAAGTTGGCAGCTTGAAGCTGCCTCGGGCAGAAGGAGAAAAACATGTTGAGCTATATCGGTGATGGAAGTGCGATCGTGGGGATCCCGGCGCGGGATCTGAGTGACGAGGAAGTGGAGGCGGCCGGCGGCGAGCAGCTGCTGCTGGCCAGCGGGTTGTATGCCAAACCGGTCAAGGCCGGGAAGAAAGTTGCATCGGCGACACAGGTTGCCGATGTAGCAGATGCTTCGGCGACTCATGTCGCCGAAGTGTCCGGTGGCGGCTAGAAGCCGCCCCGGTCGAAGGAGATAAGCCATGCCAGTCAACATCAATACCAACTCAGGCTCGAAGGCCATGCGGAAGATCCAGATGGGGCTGGAGGTAACACCGGGGACGATTGTGCCGGCCACAGCAGTGTGGCGCGGACCGGGTGTCCTGACGGATAACCGCCAGATCGTTTACCCGAAGGAGGATATCGGGATCGGGCCGGGAGCGGACCGGGTGTACATCCCCTTCCTGGGAGCGAGCCTGGCGCTAGCCCCGATCGAGGAGAATTTCGAGCAGGGACCGTACCTGTTCGAGCTGGGTGCCAAGAAAGTAGGGACGGGCGTGGCGGACGGCGCCGGATCCGGCAAGATCTACACCTACCCGTTCTGGTACAGCCAGGCCAACAAGCCAGTGCAGGCCGGGATCGGGATCCGGACATTCGAAGCCGGCGACGACATGCACTTCGAGAAGATGGAGTTCGGCTTCGCCGACACGATCACGCTGGACGGCAAGAGCAAGGGCGCCTGGATGATGAGCGCCAGCCTGCTGGGGCGGCAGGTGACGATCGGGCCGACCTACACGGCCAGCACGATCGCCTTCACCAACACCCATACCATCACCGACTCGGCTAACGGGCTGGGGGTGTTCCCGACGGGCGTGATCGTCAAAGTGATCGGCTCGAACCTGAACGACGGCATCTACACGGTGACAACGGGTGTAGCTGGAACGCTGACCGTGTCAGAAACGACCGCGACGGAAATAGCCGGCAACACGATCACGATCACGCAGTTCTTCACCGGCGGTGGGGCCGGACTGGCTTTGCCGGTGGTGGAAGACGTGCCTTTCGGGGAAAGCAAGCTGTACATCGATGCGATCGGCGGAACGATGGGGGCAACGCAGATGGCAGGGTTGCTGGCAGCCACGCTGACGATCAAGACGGGCATCGTGGGGCAGGAAACCGCCAACGGGGCGATCACGTTCGACCACCTGGAATTCACGCCGGAAGATATCACGCTCAAGATGACCTTCCTGATGCAGAGCGGTGCGATCGCCGAGAAGAGGAACTGGCAAACCAAGGTGCCGCGGCTGGTGCGGATCCAGAGCCAGGGCAGCGCGCTGACCACGCCAGGCACGACCTATACCTACAAGACCCGCAACATCGACCTGGCGGGGGTGTGGGACAAGTTCGATGCGATCGGGGATCAGAACGGGGTGGACATCATCGTGGGAACGTTCCATGCCAAGTACGACGCGACGGCGGCAAAGTATTGTCAGATCCTTTACGTCAATCAAGTTGCGTCGCTTCCTTGAGATAAGCATCGGCGGCCAAGGCCGCCGATGTGCCCGATGGCGGCTCGAAGCCGGCTCGGGCGAGAAGGATAAATCATGAAGATCGATCTGAATAAGATTTTGGCGGAGAAGATCGTGGAGCCGCTGGATTTGGGGGAGTATCACGCACAGTTTGCGGGGCAGGTGATGCAGGTGTGGGTGAACCCGCCGATAGCGGTGCGGCAGCGCTATGCGGCGATCAGGCGGCAGATAGAGGGGATTCGGGAGGAGATCAAGGAAGAACTAAAGGCGAAGAAAAAACTGGCAGCCGAGCGATCGCAGGAACGCGAAGCATTATCGGGCCGGCTGCTTAAAGAGCAGGCGGAGTGGCTGAGCCAGATCTGGAGCCAGGGGCCGGAAGATACGCGCATGACGGCAGAGGAAGTGGAGCGGCTGCGCAGCGAGAGCCAGGAGACCAACCCGCGCCTGTTTTCCTGGCTGATCAGCCGGACGATCCGCTTGATGGCGGAGCACCTGGGCTTTGTAAAAAACGCATAATCGCCGCCTGCCAGGATCTGGCGGTCGGCGCAGCCACGGACGAACCCTACATGGCAAAGACGCTACGGGCCATGAAGGTGCACCAGGTGACCGGGAAGGCGCTCTGGCCGTGGGAAGTGGACGAAATCGTACCGGAAGACTGGTTGGAGGCGATCCTGGCGGTGGTGGACGAGATACCGAAGAGAACGCCAAAGAATTGAGGCATAAATGGCAAAAGATTCGCTCTTAAACATCATTTTGAATATTGTCAAGCAGGGCACGGGGGACAAGGACGCCAAGGACGGGATGGCGGACCTGGAGGGCCAGCTGGGCAATACTGCCCTGGCCCTGGCGGCCGAAGTGGTTGGTTTTACGACCCTGACCGGCGCCATTTTTGCAGGCATTGCAGCGCTGAAAAGTTGTATCGATGCAGCTGCGCAAGCCGAGACAGCCACCACACAGCTGGGGGCAACCCTCCTGAGCACCGGACGCGCCGGTGAAATAAGTACGCAGCAAATTGCGGCCCTGGGGGCGAGCATGTCAGGACTCTTTGATACCACTCAAATAGAGCAGGCTGCCACTGTACTGTTGCGCTACATGGACATTCCTACTGACCAAATTCCCGGCGACTTAAGGATGCTTGAGAATTATGCGGCTGAAATGGGAGGAACTTTACCGGATGCCGCCAACGTATTAGGCCGTGCGTTGGAAAGTGGGACGACGCGCAACCTGGGTTTTTCGCGAGAGATGTCGAACACCATAACCACGATGATGAGCGCGGGAGATATCGCCGGCGCCGACGCCCTGATCATGGAACAATTCAACGATAAATTCAGCGGGCAAGCCTCTGCGGATCTGATGACCTATGCTGGCGCCACACAGGCAGTTAGTACCTCTATGGATAATTTGAAGGCGGCATCTGGCTCAGATCTTCTCTCCAATTTCACTCTAATAAAGTTGACCTTTGCAGATTTGATCAACGAATACATTGAATGGGAGAGTCTTCAAAATGGTGGAAAACCTACCGGGCTGGCCGCTTATGCAGGCGAAGTAGATTACTCAAAAATGTCTACGGCCGCCTTGAACTCCGAGCTCGATCTGGTTAATAACGCGCTGGCAACGACAACCACAGAAACCGGAAAAGCGATGGCCGGCCATGCTCAACTGGCGATACAGACCGAACTGGACGCGAGGGCCCACCATGATTTCTCCAGCGTTTTAAAAGATCTCCCCGCCCAGCTGCAAAATTTAAAAATTGCTACCGATGATAGCGGAACAGCTGACTATAAGGACACAAAGTACGTTTCGGACATGACGGGGGAATATAAAAACCTAATCACGCAACTGGGCCAGATGAGCCCACGAACAATCGCTGTTGGCGAGGCATTTGGACTGTTGACCGATCAGGAAATCACTGCCATGACCAACCTGCATAACTTCGATGCAGATATACAGGCATGGGGAAATAAACCGATCACTAAGACTATTGTTCTGGACATGTGGTACCAGGAAAACGACCTCGGTTACGGCGGCAAAGTTACAGATGACGGATCCGCCCCGGCAGCCACCACAAGCGCCAGCACCGGCAGCGGCGGGAAAATACAACTGGCGCCTTGGGCTTCTGCGGCTGACAAGGCTTATGCTGCGGCCCATCCGGCGCAATACGCACCCGTGACCGGCAACGCGGCCGGCGGACCGGTGGGCCCAGGCACCTCGTTGTGGAACGAAGGCGGCCGGCCGGAGGTACTGGTGACGGGCAGCGGTGGGATGATCATCAGCCACGATGAGGCCATGAAATCGCTGGGTGGCGGCGTCACAATCAATCTTTCCGTCAACGGCGCCGGTGATCCGGGGGCGGTGGCGCGGGAGGTGATCCGCCAGCTGGGCACCACGGTGAACCTGCAGGGAGCCAGGACCAGGCTATGAGCTACCCGACCCAGATGATCCCGCAGATCACGATCGCGGGCGTGGATGTTACCGCCCACGTGGATCCGACACGCTCGACCTGCACGAACGTCCTGACCAAGCAGGTAGACACGGCCGAGCTCTACATGTTCGACGTGGCCAGCCTGAATATTCAGGAATGGCAGGAAGTGATCATCACCGACCTGGTGAGCGGGACGAAGCTCTTCGGCGGGTACACCCAGCAGGGGGCGGTGGTGAGTTTCGGCGGAGGGACGCGCCTGGATATCAGCCCGCTGCACTGTGCGGACTACTCCTGCCTATTCGATCACATCCGTGTCAAAAAAGCGTATGCGCCCGTAAGCTCTACGATCACCGACCTGGCCATCCTGCAGGATATATTCTCCACTTACTGTACGATCATCAACACGAACACGTTCGTGTGGGCGGTCAACAGCTACCCCCGCATTACCTTTGCCCGGCTGACGCTGCGGGCGATCCTGGACCAGTTGGCCAGCGCAGCGAACGGCTTTTGGTACGTGGACTACAACAAGAAGTTGCACTTCGGGCTATCCGAGAGCAACCCGGCGCCGTACGGCATCTCGGACGTGCTGGCGCACCAGGACCTGGCGACAGTGTTCCCGATGGGCAGCTTTACCCGCAATATTGATGGGACTGGGATAGTCAACCGCGTGGAAGTGGTCGGCGGCACGTATCTCTCGGGAAATCAGACCATCGAGGTGGCAGGTACAGGCCAGTCGCCCATTGCATTTATCGGCCTGGCGATCCACGAGCAGACCGGGCAGGCACAGATCCAGGTCTGGCGCAACGACGGTACCCAGGTCACCCCGATCTGGACGGCCATGAGCGTACTGACGGTCATGAACCAGGTGCCGACCGGTAACCAGGTGCTGTTTGATTTCAACGGCAAGACACTGACCCAGGCGGCGAACTGGCCGAACCTGACGAATGCCATCAAGATCGCCTGCTGCTACGAAGCGCCCCTGGCTGACAGGTTCAGCGACGCCAATAGCTTCGCACAGTACGGGCTGCCGTGCTTCCTGGACGGCGAGATCGACAATGCCAATATAACAGACAAGACCACCTCGAAGTTGATCGCCAGTGGTTTCCTGAAGGGCAACTCGATGGGGATCAAGGCGTATAACTGCACGGTCTGGCAGCCCGGGCTGCGCTCAGGCATGACCATCCCGATGGAGAATGCCGCGCAGAGCATCAACGGGACGCTGCTGATCCAATCGGTGACGACCAAGCTAGACAATGGCGGCTACGCCGAATTCGACCTGGCGCTGGGCGCATACCAGCCCAGCCTGGTGGATATTTTCATGAAGATCGCCCAAAACGCCCAACCATTACCACTCTACAACCCGGGCGAAGTGCTGCAGGAAATGCTGCAGGCGGCAGACAGCCAGACCCAGTCAGACACGTTTTCTGTGGCTGCTTCCAGTCCGCCCTACTTGGTGGGCAGCTCCCTGAAAGTGGGGTACTTCCATGCTTGAGTTAACCCATTCGGACGGCCAGACCTTTGGCGGCATCTCCATCCTGCAGGCCTGGAAGCCGGGTAAGCTGGCCGGGCTGCTCTGGCAGGGCATGACGCTGCCAGAAGCCAAGGCTTATGCACTACGGCAGGGCTGGCTGGTGGATGAAAACACGGTCCACAACCTGGTTATGACCGGTGGTAAGAACTGGGAAGCCCAGATGATCGGCGGTTTACAGACGGTAGGCATAACATACTGCGCCATCGGGACAGGCTCGACTGCCCCATTGGTAAGCGATACCCAGCTAGCTGCGGAAGCAGCGCGCATGGCGATCACGCTGGCCACGGTGGCCGTGAACGTACTGACCATCGATGCGTGGTTCGCGGCGGCTTCGTGCAACTATGCCATTGGCGAGGCGGGTTGGTTTGCCGGGCCAACTGCAACGGACACAGCCAACTCGGGAGTGCTGGTGGCGCATTACTTGCAGCCATACAACAACAGCGGCGGATCTCCCAATGATTTGACCCTGGAGTGGATCGACACGTTCAATTAGGAGCTACCCATGCCATTTCATATTCCAGTCCAGAACGGCGACACCGCCGACTACAATCTCTTCAACGCCCTGCCCGGAGGAGCGCTGTTAGTCTACAACAACTCTGGAGTCTCCCTGCCCGTTGGCACGTATGTAAAATTCGACCCAAGCTACACTTCCGGGCTAGGTGTGACCATTGCATCAACACTCTTCGACCAGAGAGTTTTGGGGCCGGTCATCGGAGGGACAATCGGCATTGGAGCGAGCGGCTACATCTCCGCCCCTGGATTTGCTCTGGCGCAGGCTCTTGTCAAAGACACAACCGTATTTGGACATTCCTTGACCACTGGCTCAGGTGGTTGGTTGGTGGATAGTGGCGGCGGTGGGTGGGGGCCAGGCATCGCGGGCTGGGCGCTTGGGGCGCAAGGCGCTGGTGGCCCAAACCTGATGAATATCCTGTTACATCCGTATCCGCTGTTCTATACCGCCGCGCAGGTCATCACGCAGAAATATGGGGCAAACGATGTTGCGGTGGGCGGTGGAACTATCAATGCCAATGTGGTGAATGTCACGCCGAATCAATGCCTTTTGTTTTATGCATTTGATGCCCACGCAACTACTCTCGTGCCACTCTGGAACTCGTTGACCCCCACACAAATTCAGGCCATATCTGGCGCCCTTTCGTATGTTGGGCAATTGCTCGGTCCTGGTGCGGCTACCGCAAACTTTACAGGAACCTTCACTACCTATGCCGGGGTGGGGGTTGCGCTGGCACTGAACGGTATCAACCAGGGCGGCGGGGCGGCGACATTCGGAACGCCGGTAAATCAAAACGGGGCTGGCGCATCTGTTAGTCTCACCGTGGCCTGTGTTCCAGGAGACATTGTTGTTTGCGTAACTTTGATAAAGGGTACATCCGTAACATTCTCCGGTAGAAACCAAACACCATTAATAAACGCGGCTGGGAGTGCCACAGCTTATGACGTTCAATGGGCTATTGCTGCCTCGACCTCCATAAGTTTTACTCTGACTATTGGCGGTTCGCTTACGGGCTGGAGTGCGGACGCGATGGCGCTGCATTCGGCATAAGGAGAATGGCATGACAACAGATGCACAGATTTACCAAGTCTACCTTTCCACCCAGCTCTACGCCTCCATCATGGTGGAAAATCTGAAGATGGCAAGTGTGATCGTGAGCGAAGACCCGGGCACGCCCAACCATGCCAACCGGCTGCTGTGGGCGAATTACATTTTTACCAACCCGGACGCAGCGGCGACGAAGATGCGCGTGGCGGTGATGAGCAACGGCGACATCCAGAACAATGACCTGTCGGACGCGACAGTCGGCTACGTGGTGGGATTCATGACCAACGTGGTGGCGAACCTGTAAAGGAGAAACTATGCAGATTCAAGATCCAGTGCTGGTACCGGACGTGAGCGTGTGGTGCGACCACATCAACGCCAAGGAGTTCGAGAACGGCGGCTGCCAGTCCGTCATCGTTGGGCTGTACCCGATCATGGTGGGCGGGAAGTGGGTGCTCAACCCGGTCTGCCGGAACCAGTGTGTTGAAGTAGCGACCAACAGCAGCATGGTGCTGCAAGCATACTACTGGGACGACATCACGCTCAGCCCGACGATGCAGGCGGACTGGGTGGCGGAGACGATCCAAAAAGAGGGCTTACCGATCACGTTCGCATGGGCGGACCTGGAGCAGTGGTGGACGGACTGGGCGAAGTGGGCGGACGCCAGGCAGTGCAAGGTGCCATGGGCAGCCGTGCCGACGGCAAGTGGGCTGAACATCAGCAGACACATGCAGGTGTTCTGTGCGGCGCTGCGGGGCGGCTTCCCGGCCACAGGTGTGTACACGAACAATGGGTTCGTGGGGAGCTGGGCGTACGGGATGAACGCCTGGCTGCCGGGTTATAAGCAATGGGTGGCGCAGTACAAACACGAGCCGAGCCAGGTCACAGCAATGAGCTGGGCACAGCTGCAGGCGGACTGGCTGCCGAATTACGATATTGCCCTGGCGGCGGGGCAGCTGCCCGGCCAGGTGATGGGGCACCAGTTCACCGGCGACATGATCGAGCTGCCGGGCAGTTATGACCAGTACGGCAGGGAGCTGCCGCTGGATGTGAGCGTGTTCTCGAAGGCGTTCATCGAGGGTCTGCGCGGTGGCGTGCCAGTGCCTGCTGTACCCGTATCCGCACCTGCGCCAGTGCCCGCACCAGTGGCAGTGGCGACTCCGTCAACCCCTACGGTGGTGGGAGCGTACCAGGTGATCAAGACATCCTGGATCTTCGCGACGGCGAACGACGAGGCCGGCTGCAAGCTGCTGGGGCAGACGAAGCTGAAAGAGACCGTCACGGTGGAGCAGATCTCGGGCGAGTGGGCCCAGCTGAGCGCACCGGTCTTCGGCGGCTGGGTGCGGCTGGCGAATTTGAAGAAGATATAGAGAAAGGGAGAAAACATCATGGCCGGCGAAAATATCAGTTTCGAGAAATACGTGGACAAGCTGGAAGAGCACATTGACCAGCGGTTCAAGGACGCCGACAAGGCACTTGATAAAGCATTCGAAGCGATGGATGCAAAACTAAGCCAACGCAATACGGAAATGAACGAGAAATTCCTGACCGCCAAAGACCTGGAGAAACCCTGTAAGGATATCGAAGATTTGAAAACTTTCCGGGCCGTGTTGGATGCCAAGGCCAGCCAGCGGGCGGTAAATTTTGCCATTGGGTTCTCAATGGCGGACCTGCTATTGGAGGTCGCCTGGATCGCCAGTAACCTGTTACACAAGTGAGTCAACCGGGGCGAGAGCTCCGGATAAAGAAAAGGAGAAAAGGAATATGAATCTCAACCCTGTGCAAGTGCTGATCATTGGTCTGGTGGCGCTGGTGCTGACCGCGCTGCTGAGCTGGCTGATCGAGAAGGGCATCCCGTGGATGCTGACGGCCTTCAAGATCAAGACCAGCATCGACCTGGGGCGTTTTGTGAAGACGCTGATCGTCGGTGTGGTGGCGTTTTTGCTGGCCTGGTGGTGGTACCCGGCCACGCTGCCGGTGCTGCCGATCTGGGCGCCGCCCTTCGGGAATGAATTCCAACAATTTTGTGTTTGGATACCGATCCTGCTGGCGGCACTGAGCCCCTACGTGGGCGCGGCCATGGTAATCTACAACTTGATCCTTGGATACATACTGGACCCGGAGAAGCGGACGCAGCTGCTGCAGTCGCTGATGAATTTGCTGTTACCAGTGCAGGCGGACCCGCCGGCGCAGCCGACACATCCGGCGATACCACCAGGGACGGTTACACCACCACCCACCCAATAAAAGTATAACGATGATACAAAGAGCCTCCAACGGTTTGGAGGCTCTTTCTTGTTAAGCGGCAGCCGGCCGGAGCTGCTTGATCAGCTCGAGCAGCTGGTCGAGCTTGGCGGCGGTGGAATCGATGGCGGCGGGGGTGTTCAAGCTGCCGATAATGCGGCGGACGTCGTCGTCGACCAGGCGGCCGTAGATGCTATCCGTGATAGTGAGGGAGGAGTGCATGACGTTCTGACTGACGGCTTTCCAGTCGGCCATGTTGCGGGCACGCTTGAGGGCGTAGAGCACGTGGCCGTGGCGAAGTTTGTGTGGGGAGAGATAGGGCACGCCGGCCAGGGCACAGACCGGGCGCAGGTCGCGCTCGACCAGATCGCCGCGGCCGAGATGCGGATCGGAAGTAGCGGTGATGGTGGTGCTGTCACGGGTGAGGGTGGCGTACCAGAGCGAGTCAGGCGGAAGCAGGCGGACGCGCCGGTCCCATTTTTCTACGATCGTAAGCAGTTCGGGGATCTCGAGCAGGAAGGTGACGGCGGCTTTGCGGTTCTTGGTACGGACGCCCAGCTCAGGCAACTGGCGGATCTCCCGGCGGGCGATATCGACGCAGGAGACCGGCGGTTCGGAAAACATCCTCAGGTGGCAAATCAAAAGCGCGGGCAACGCCAAGACAGATATCGGGGCCAGGGTTGCGGTCTCCGCTAAGGATAAGACTTAGGGTGGATGGGTTTATATCCGATCTCTTTGCTAATTCAGACTGAGACCAGCCACGTTCTTTCAATTCATCTTCAATTGCAGTTATGAATAATTTATTCATCGTTGTAAAGTATTGCACAAATATGATTTGCTGTGGTCAATAACCTTGACAAATGAAATATAGTGTATATAATTTGCTCTGGTAAGTATTTATTGACTGGAGCAAAAGATGGATGAGATTACCGAAAAGACCAAATATATTCCACGAATAATCAACTTACGGCCGGAAGTGTATGAGCTGGTCCAGGAGGAGGCGAAGCGGCGGCGCAACGGGCTGAAGGGCTTCTCGCTGACGCTGAACCAGATCGTGCTGGAATGGGCGGACGCGCACAATGTGGAGTTGCTGCCGGTAAATACGCGCGAGCTGCAGGACCTGCCGGCGGTGGAAAAGATTCTCGTTCCGGCAGAAACACCCCTGGAAAACGGGGTGCGGGCGGAGGCGTGAAAAGGAGACTATGGCGCGAATGACGATCGTTCTACCCGAGCAAGAAAAAAGTGCTCTTTATAGGCTTGCAGAACAAGGATTTAGGGAACCGCACGACCAGGTTGCTTTAATCATTCATAAGGAATTGGTGCAAGGAGGTCTTTTATCTCCAGTGCATGGTTCCTCAGAATGCCATATGGATGCTGAAAAGTTGGTAGCTGATCGTAAGAAGCTCCTGGATTTGATGAGCACTTTTCCGGTCCTGGTAACAACCAATAATTGGTTCAGGGCATCGGACGGAAAGCAATATACCTGTGTGTGGGGACACGCCTCGATCATCTCTGCTACGGCACTGCTCGGCTTCGAACCGGCCCAAAGCACGAACTGGTTGATGGTCTTCGATGGCGGAAAACACACGCTGGTGGTCGGAGGCTGCCAGATCAATTACATCCAGATCTGTCCGGATGCGCCGGACGATAGCTTTATTTTGCGGGTTATTCCGGAGGGTTAGATGCCAATAATCTCGAATGGCCAGATCGTCAGACCAAGGACGTTCGATCCGGATGCGAAGACGAAGCCGGAGAGGGTGTTCGAGTTCATCGTGGCGTTCAAGCACGAACATGATGGCAATTCTCCGACGATCCGGGAGATCATGGTGAACTGCAGGATCTCGTCCACCAGCATGGTTTGGTTCTACCTGAACCAGTTGGTGGCGAAAGGATTGATCAAGCGGCCGGATGCCAACATCGAGGTGGTGGGCGGGAAGTGGATCTTCATCGGAGGTCATCATGGTTGATCCTTATCGGAGCGGAGTGGCGGCGCTGTTCGCCGGGCACGCCAGGCAGGCGCTCTCGGTCCGGTTTGTGAGCAAGGTGAACCTGCTGTACAAATCTGCGCCACTGGTTAGCCAGGGCGAATTCGTGGAAGCGGTCGAGGCGTGGCCTTACCAGTATTCGATCCGAATCAACGGGGCGCATCATCCGGTCGGGGTCGTTGCGGCGAAATGGATCAACATCCTGGCCGGTCGGAAAGTGGTGGAGGAGTGACATGACCCCAAAGGAACCAAGAAAAGTGGAAGCAAGGAACATGAACACGGATGAATTCCTGTTGATCAGCATGATCATCCAGTCGACGGAAGTGTGGTGCATTGTGCTGCCGGGACTGGGGCGCGTGTTCCTGCAGGAGCATAACCAGCAGCCCGGGCGGATAGTGATCTGCCGGAAATGCCAGGGAGCGATCGAGCCG